AAAATTAGTCTTATAATAATTCTCAAGAGAATCGTGGGAAAGACCAATTAGAAAAAATTCTTCAGACCCTCAATAGTCAGCTCGTTAGTTGCACCACACTTCATACAATTAAATTTTGAATCGAGAACCGCGTGTGGGGTGTCTTTTAATGCATCAGCTATTGTTTTTAATTGCATCGATGATAATGACTCAATAAATTCAATCAGCTCTTTTGTTGTATAATCATCACTTGAATGTATTTCATCACTGGTGTAAATAGTATCAATACATGATACAATTGTTGACAGCTCATCAGTATTCTCTTCTTCAGACATACGCTCAGCATCTTTAAATGATGGGTACTTTAACACAATGCCTACTTCATCGGTCAATTTGATTTTAAGATCGGTTTCTGTTTCTGTTACTCTACAGTCTTCAAGGTTCAATGAAACTTCATTGCTATGTTGACATTCTTTACATTTAATTAAAACATCAGAAGTTTCGCCAATTGACTTTGACCTAATTTTAATAAACAAGTATTCAAAATCATACATTGTTAGTTTGCTTGCATCAATTTTGCCTAATGTGCAAGACGTTATTAAATCGCGTGCAGCTCGGATCATTTGCCCTTTATCACCAGATTCTTTTGCTAAAAGCAACATCTTTTGGTCTTTTACAGTAAAAGGCTTATAGGTAATCATCTTCTTTGTTGATGGGATCTTAACTTTGTAAGTTACGGAATTCAGTTTTGGGAGTGCCATTATTTACCTCAATAGTTTATTAAATTGTTTAGTTTATTTATCGACCGATTTATCTATGATGTATCTATCATACGCAAATGTTACGGTTAATCGGGTTATATCGTTTTCATTTACGTTGCTAAGTTCTATCGATGATTGAACAATTGGGTATGCTTTTTCAAGAGTTACGTTATAAATCTTTTTATTAGTTGTGTCCAATTGATGTATATTCACCGTGCTAGCATACGTGTCTTTATATCCTAGCCTATAAGTGTCGGGGTCAATAATTTCAGCCATCCATGCATCAAAGAATTTTTTAGTTTGGTAATCATTAGTTAGGAGGAACGTTATAGTGACAGGATCATCTATAAATGTATAAACCGTTTTAAGAGTTTCACGGTTAGTGGTATATTCTGAAGTTCCTAAAGTTCGCCCAGGCAGTGTTACGCTTTCAGCTAATACAATTCCATCCACGCCCTCAAATGCTTTAATACCTGATATGCGTTTAGCAATGTCGACTGACCATTTGTTTGATCTGGCTAATCCACCTCCACCTCTTATACTTGCCTTTAAAGTATCAATGGTTGAACTCATATGTTTTTCCTCGATTCGGCCCAAACTTTACTTTGTGAAGCCTTTTGAAATTGCTGTGTTGGTAAGAACGTCGCTATCTCCCACTCAGGAGGTTCAATCAAAACAATGCGTGAATCTATTTGAGAAGTTAAATACCTCTTGAAACAAGGTTTGAAGTGTTTCATTTTTGATATACTTTTAAGCAATTGATAACTGACTTTAAATTTAGTAGTTTCGTCATACCTTTTATTGTTTGTAGTTTCAAGTAAACCATCAAATAATATTGCTCTAAGTTTAGGCGGTAGGTAATGGAGGTTCAATCCGTAAAACCCATCTTTAGTACGTTCAACCATTATGACTAACGGAAACGAATCATAATAAGGCAAAGTCTTACGATGCTTTGGATCATAGAAAAAATGATAGAGAGAGCCAACACCGACACGTTGTCTTTTAATCAATGCAGGATCTTTTAGAATATTCTGACGGTTGAGGTCGTTCATATTCTTTAGTTTATTCATAAACCATTGCGCCGATTCTTTTGTGCGAGGTTGTACTCCACCGCGAAATGCTTGTATCTCAAGACTTCTGAAAATTGATTTATCCATCTTTTTCCTATAAACTTAAATTACCTATTGACATATCTTTATTATTTTGTTATAATAGATTAGTCAATCGGGGAGTGAGTAGATATACAGATATTATTTATTGGTATATTAATATTAATCTGTACAAATATATATTATTTAACTAGTAAATAGTGCACAAATATATATTATTTAACTAGTAAATAGTGCACAAATATATATTATTTACCTAAAAGACGGATTCCCATGCCTTTTATAGTATTTTCAGTCCAAATAGCAAAGGTACAACCATTATCGAGAGCAAATTCAGTAGCAGCCTTCCATTTAGACATGTTCTTTGCGTATGTCATCTGTTCACGAATATATCGTTTAGTTTTACGAGTTGGTTTCTTAGGTGGCTCTGTTTCTTTTGCTGGTTTTATTTCAATTAACCATTTCTTGCCATCCGTAGATTCAAAATATACATCAATAAAATATCTATGCCGTTTATTATCAGTTGCGCACGTGTATGGAATTACTACTTCTTCAGCAGCCCATTCTTTTACTGAAGTGTTAGCATCAAGCCATCTAAACACCGACCGTTCCCACCCAGACCTATAAACACACTTGGTCACATCGCCGGCATACTTTGCTGGATTTTTAACTTTATATGTACCTTTATAGAAATGCGCCATAATACCTTATAAATATAATTAAAGATTATACAACTATTTATACCAATGGGAAGAAGATGGCAAAAGCAGATAAGAGAGACTTTAGGTACCCAACTAGCAGTGGATCAATTGGTCAGTTTATAATATTCTATAGATACACCCATAAAAAAACAGCATTTGGTAGCATAACTTTAGCTGCGCCTAGCGGGTTTACAATTGGAGATGGTGCTTCTTATGGAAACATCGACCTAGGAGTACTTGGTGGTGACAAAAAGACCGCGGCTTCTACTGAGACTACTGCCGGTGCTGCACCGTCACGTGAAGCTATGGGTATGGCCGGTTTAGGATTATCAATCATCGGTGGTGGTAGTGGTCCAGTAGCAGCAGCAAGCAATCTTTTTTCAACAAAAAACAGTATAGCAAAGAATCCAAACACCGTAACACAATTTAGTAATAGTAATGTTCGTAGCTATTCATTTGAATTTACTTTAGTCCCAAATAGTTTAGCTGAGTGGAAAGAGATAAAGGGTATCGTCAATTCTTTTAGAGAATCGTTATATCCTGAAAAGCTAGGCGCTGCAAGCTTACTATTAAATTACCCAGATAAATGGAAATTCTCGTTTGAAGACGGGGCCCAGTCACAAGTCCCAGGGTCATGGTATTGCTTTTTGACTGACATGTCAACATCATACAATAATTTTGGTAATGCCTATCACGAAGACGGTGTGCCAAATGATGTGAAAGTTACCTTGACTTTACAAGAAACTAAAGCGTTAAGTCGTGGAGATATACAAGACTTAGCAAATGGAGGCAGCAGATAATGGCATTCTTCGGAGCATTTCCAAAAACAAAATATGATTACCCTGGTCACAATAATACTGAAATAGTCGATATATTTAGAACCGCAAGTGCTGTTGATAGTGGTGTTGACAGGGCAGCTACATACCAAGTGTATTCTTTAGGTGACCAAAGACCAGACCAATTGGCAGAAGAACTATATGGAAATCCTGAATTGCATTGGACTTTCTTTGTTGCTAACGTACACCTTAGAAACGGTTGGCCATTATCATACTCGGCATTGGAAAATTATATTGCAAAGAAATATAACGGTTTTGCTATGACCTTATATAGAAACGATGTTAACGTTTCAGTTATTGGTGGTGTTGAGACGCCTGGAGATGAACCCGAGTCTAATACCATTGCGGGTGGCTTTCCTATAGGCTCAATTATAACTGGTACCGGTCATCCCGCGATTGCTACAGCAGAGGCCGAAGACATCCCAGCAATCGATCCTAGCGGAGCCACGGCTGAAATAATTGGCCGCAGTCCTGATACTAATACTTTATATTTTAGATATACTTCTGATAATATATTTACCGATGGTGAACAATTCTTGGTACGTGATAGCAATAACGAAACCTATAACATTAATGAGAAATACCTAATACAAGATTGGAAAGCAGCACCACACCATTATGAAGACGCTAATGGCGAATACATTACAAATCAAACAAATTTGAACTATAGTGACT